CATGCAAAAGGAACTTGACAAAGAGTTCACAGACCACTATCCTACTAATGGGCTCATTGAGTTCATGTATGGTGAAAACTCTGATATGAGAAGTGATACAATAAAATTTAAACCAGAGGTGGGAACAATGTTAGTGTTCCCGTCATATTTAAAACATTTTGTATATCCTTTTTATAGTGAAGGTGAGAGAAGGAGCATGAGTTTTAACGCTCATATGAAAATATAATGTGGATTGACAATTTTAATTTAAGTAAATATAATGAGGAATGTCTTGAAGTTATTGACAAGTCAATGGTCGGTGAATATCATTTGGTTTCTGGGTTGAGCAGTTATGAGGTGGAAAGGGAATTTTTGTTTAAAAAAGAACTTCGGCCTCTGCTAGTAAAAATCCAAGAATGTGTCAATGAGTATGTTCGTCCACATCAGAAATTAGAGGCTTCAGTTATATCGTCCAGCTGGTTCAATATTTTGGGTAAGGGGCATACAGTCGCCCGCCATCGTCATGTTGATTCTTGGGATGTAAGAGATGGTAGTGTGGTTAGTGGTGCATATTATCCCTACGTTGATGAAGATAGCGCTCCACTTGTCTTCACCTTCCCAGAAGGAAAGGTTATAGAGATGCCACCTAAAAGTGGTTCGTTAGTAATATTTCCAAGTTGGCTTGATCACCACACTTTTGAAAACCAGACAGACAAACGAATTACCGTAAGTTTCAACACCGTTAGGAAAAGTGTTGTCCTTGAAAAATTTCCTAAATCAGTCGATGAGGCTGAAAAACGATTGAGAGAAAATAATGATTCTAGTTGATATGAACCAGATTAGTCTGGCAAGTGTAATGATGCACTTGAACATGACAAAGGCTGACAAGGTAGATGAGAGTATGGTACGCCATATGATCCTCAACTCACTTCGCATGTACCGTGAGAAATTTGGTACAGAATATGGTGAATTAGTAATCTGTTATGATTCTAAGCACTATTGGAGACGAGACTATTTCCCCCAGTATAAACATAACCGTAAGAAAAGTAGAGCTAATTCTGGTCACGATTGGGATGCTATCTTTGAGTGTCTTAATAGTGTCAAGGCTGAACTGATTGAGTTCTTTCCCTATAAAGTTCTTGAGGTATATGGGGCCGAGGCAGATGATATTATTGCTGCACTGTGTGGTGAATTAGAGTTTGATAATGGCAAGACAATGATTTTGTCAGGAGATAAGGACTTTATTCAACTACATAAATACAAGAACGTTACACAATACAGTCCCATTACTAAGAAATTTGTGGATGGGATTGATCCAAGTGAGTATTTATATGAACATATTTTGAAGGGTGATGTTAGTGATGGTGTTCCAAACGTTCTTTCCGTAGACAATACATTTACTGATGGATTGAGACAGAAGCCATTAGGTAAGAAGAAGATTGCAGAGTGGGCAGGGCCCATGTGTGAACAATTTTTACCAAACGAGGAGATACGAAGAAATTACCAGAGAAACAAGAAATTGATTGATCTGGACGAATCGCCACCAGAACTGTATCTGGAATGTATCAAGGATTATCATGATGCTCCAGAAGGGGACCGTAGCAAACTACTAAATTATTTTATACAAAAGAGATTGAGAAATCTCATGGAATCAATAGGAGATTTTTAATATGACACCGCTTATTTCAGAAGTGCTGGCGAAAGTTGCCAAAGCTAAGACCAAAGACCAGAAAGTTAGAGTTTTGAGGGATCACGATACTGCGCCCCTAAGAATGATTTTGAAAGCATCATTTGACCCATCTATCGAATGGGAGCTCCCCGAAGGAGATGTTCCATATACAAAAAATGATGCGCCAAACGGTACTGAGCATACAAATCTAACGCATGAATCACGACTTCTATTTCACTTCATCAAGGGTGGAAATCCGAAGTTGACGCCCCTGCGGCGAGAGAATATGTTTCTCCAATTGCTCGAAGGTCTAACCGAAGAGGAAGCAGAGATCGTGATTGCTGCGAAGGATGGGGCACTCCATAGGAAATACAAGGGATTGTCTGATGCCGTAGTTAAGGAGGCGTTTGGGTGGACAGAAGAGTATATGCAACCAGAACCCACCGAAATCTTACCTGGCCACGAACCAAAATTCTAAACTTTTTTTGAGAATCCTTATGCATCAATGACTTAGATGCTACGATTTGCCTTGACATATTCTAGCTAGCCTGGTATTATGTATATATGATGAGACATAAGGAAACATTGATGATCAATATTGCGTCCAAAGGTGGTCTGAAGAAAGACCGTGAACTGGCAGAAGAGATTGTCTGGTGGTGCATGGATATGTTGATGCCCCGCCATCGTGTATTGGATATCAACGTTACTTTCAAAAAAACGTTTGAGAATGGAGCTCACGGATTTTGTTATCAAGGTGATGATGACCGTGATTTCTTCATTGATATTGACCATCGTTTGAGTCGATGCCTTAATAAAGAATACTTTATCGAAACAATCATCCATGAGATGGTTCATGTGTGGCAGAGTGCTACCGGCCGCATGAAGGATTCCTTCAAGGGTGGTTATAAACAACTGTGGAAATGTAAGGACGGTAAATATCGTAACTACCATTCCACCAAATATGAAAGGCAGCCTTGGGAAACAGAGGCCTATCGTTTACAGAGCCCTCTGACCAAGATGTTTATGGAAGAATTTGGCATTGAATGAAACACTCGCTGGTATAATAATGTTACTGGGCGTTAGTAGTCCAAGCACGATTATACCACAACCAAAAACTGTTACCAATATGATATCGGTAGAGACTCACTGTCTTGCAATGAATATGTACCATGAAGCAAGAGATCAGGGCACGGCAGGGAAGCTTGCTGTGTCTGCTGTTGTTATGAACAGGGTGAATGACAAAAGATTTCCAAACACTGTGTGTGGGGTAGTCCTTCAAGCACAAATGAAAAAGTCATGGAAAACTGGATTGCCTGTTCCTATTAGAAACAAGTGTCAGTTCAGCTGGTATTGTGATGGTAAACCAGATGAACCAAAAGATAAAGAATCTTTTGAAAAGGCACTTGACTTATCTGACCTAATGTTGCATAATAAGATTAAGTTCGTTGATATAACTGATGGTGCTTTGTTTTACCATGCAGATTATGTTACGCCCTCATGGGCAAAGACTAAAACTAAGACTGTAGAAATACAGGATCATATTTTTTATAAGTGGAACAAAAAATGACATTTGATGAGTATCAAGAATTTGCGAAGACAACTGCTATCTATCCAGAAAATGCCGAGGTAGTATACCCGACACTAGGGTTGGTTGGAGAGGCTGGTGAGGTTGCAGAGAAGGTGAAGAAGAATATCCGAAAGAGCAAGTTTGGTGTTTTCGAGTTCTATGGTAATGAACTTGATGACATTGCCAAGGAGCTTGGTGATGTTCTGTGGTATCTGTCAGCACTTTCTAGTGATATCGGATACTCATTAGAAGACATTGCCAAGATGAATATGGAGAAATTGAAGTCTCGACAAGAACGTAATAAAATCGAAGGTGATGGGGATGACCGATGAGTCTAACGTAGTTTCTCTGTCAGACTTGATTGAGACACGATTTCGTAAGCAACAAGAGATTGAATATTATCAAGAAGCATTATCGAAACTGCAAAAAAAGATTGGTGAGTTGGGTAAGGAAGTCAGCATTACTACTCTCATTATTGACATGATTGAGTCCGAAAGGGTCTTGACAATTGATGAAAAACAAGGTAAACTGTTACTATTAGATGATACAAGGAAAGAAGAATGAATATATTCTATTTAGACCGTGACCCCATTATTGCTGCACAAATGATGTGTGACAAGCATGTGGTCAAGATGATCCTAGAGAGCGCACAGATGCTCTCTACAGCGCATCGTGTTCTTGATGGCGATGAGTATGCCAACGAGACAGGTTTGTACAAGTTAGCTCACAAGAACCACCCAAGCACTATTTGGGTTCGTTCAAGTGTACATAATTATATGTGGTTATATGTACATATGACTGCTCTCATGAATGAATATACATATCGTTATGGTAAACATCATGCCACAGAACGATTACTGAAGCCTCTAGAGAAATGTCCTACGTTTATTCCTACAGTGGATTATAAAGACCCACCTCAGTGTATGCCCGATTATTGCAAAGGCAAAGACCCAGTTCTTGCTTACCAAAATTACTATATATTAGAGAAATCAGGATTTGCAAAGTGGACTAAACGAGAAACCCCAGTATTTTTTGTGGAGAAATATGATGCAACGAGAGGGCTATTGGGACTACATGGGGCGCAAGCTTAGAGAGGAAAGAGTTATGAATAATCCTTTACATCTCAAGTTAAACGATATTGAGAAATATAAAATATTTACAGAAGTAGATATCCTCAAAAAAGAAATTTCCCAGCTACAAGAAAGTTTACAAAATTCTTTCATAAGAATAAAAGAGTTAAATTCTTTAACCAAAGAAGGTAAAGAAGAAAAAGATATTTCGCAATTGGAGTTTGAGTTTTAATGCCAACATATACATTTTTGAATAAAGAAAGTGGCATGGAGTACGATGAGAATGTGCCCATGGCAGAATACGATGAATACATGAAGAAGAACCCTAACCTAGAACGAGTATGGCATGGGAAAGCACCAGCAATGGTTGGTGATCATATCGGTGGTGTTGGACCAAAGAATGATAGCGCATTTAATGATGTTATGAAAAATATTGCATCTAAACATCCAGACTCCCCTATGGCTGATAAGTACGGTAGTAGTAAGAGTACGAAACGTCTTCAAGCAGAAAACATTTATAAGAAACATAAGGCGAGAAAGTAAATGGCATCTAAAAAAGTTAATAAAGAAATCAGCACATCAAGTCTTGTTGACGTTAAACCAATTACTGAGAATCAGAAGACTGTTTTTCAGACTTGGAAGAAAGACAAGGCTAACCAATTTCTATTTGGTTGTGCTGGTACAGGTAAAACGTTTATTTCGTTGTATCTCGCCTTGCAAGATGTGTTAGATTTGAAGAATCCAGCAGACAAGGTGATTTTGGTTCGTTCCCTTATTCCAACACGGGAGATTGGATTCCTGCCGGGTGATGAAGAAGACAAAGCTGCGTTGTATCAAGTGCCGTATCAGAACATGGTTCGTTTCATGTTTCAGATGCCCAACGAACAATCGTTCAATAATCTATACGACAAACTCAAAGCGCAAGGTTCATTGTATTTTCTATCAACTTCTTTTCTAAGGGGCTTGACATTTGATAACAGTATCATTATAGTAGATGAATGTCAGAATATGAATTTTCATGAACTGGACACGATTATTACTAGGGTAGGTCAAGATTCCAAAATTGTATTTTGTGGTGATTTTGGTCAGTCAGATTTACAGAAAACCAATGAGAAAAATGGCTTGCATGATTTCTTACGAATCCTAGAAGAGATGGAAGAGTTTAATTGTACAGAGTTCAACATTGGCGATATTGTCAGGTCTGGATTTGTGCGAAGTTACCTAATCAACAAAATCAAGATGGGCATTGGTGTTGAATAAAGTATATGTGAAGCCTACCCAAGAGGGTTGGCCAGAGTTTAAAATGAAATCTCCTGTGAAAGTTAAAACGTTACAGGGAACCAATATTGATAAATTTAATGATGAGTTAGAAAACGATATCCGTGATGCTGGTGATAGATTACAACAGAAGACTGCTGCCAAGTGTCATATGACACGTTGGGATATGCATGAGAACTATGACTCATTTAAGAAATTAGGTGAGTTGGTTATCAGTCTTGCTAAGACAATCCCTCTGGCAAATGCGACAAATGAGTCTGGTGATCCTAGACAGTATGATTACAATGTAGCTGATGTTTGGGGATTGATATATAATAAGGGTCAATTCACTAAGTCACATCAACACTGGCCTCATGTATGGAGTTTCACCTATTG